GAGAAAGCGATACTTCAATTATTGAAGAATAAACCAGCGTCATTCAAGAAATTACCATTGAAAGAGCAACTTCAAATTCTCTTCAAAGAAGCAAAGAAAGAGGAACTACTTACTAGAATGAGTAAAAGTCCTTTCTTGACTAAAAGAGGTAATATAGTACCTGGTCAGAAGGGTGCACCTGGTATTAGTGATAAAGGTAAACTTATAAGGAACCTGTCTAGGGATGAGAGGGCACTAATAAAGATTGCAAAAGATCAGAGAAAAAAGGATCTTAGTTTCATAAATTTCCTAAGAAAAAGTAAATTACAAAGTCCTAAACAATTGAAAGATGATCTTCTTAGGATTACTAATCTTGAAAATCAAAAATTACAGAGATTGAGGGATCTGGGTAAAATTACACAGAAAGAATTTGAGAAGAGAAGTGCTGAGATTTTCAAACTTTATAAACAAGAAAGAGTTAGAATTGATAGATATGAACTTGAATTAGAAGATTTGTTTGATAAATTCAAACTATTTAAGAAAGCTCCTAAAAATGAGGTGAATGAGGGTTCAAAAGTGATGGAAGATTTTATAAAAAAAATAAGAAAAATACAGAAGAAGACTAATTTTTCACCAAATAAAACTTTTGAGAAGGATCTATCAAGCAATTTTGAACCACCAAATAGCACAGACATTGCTCTCGCACCAACAAATAATATATTCCTTATCAATCAATCGGAAGGTGATTCAATAGAGGTTGTTTCTGATGATACCCCTGCTACCATGACTAATATGCGTATCAGTCCATACTCTGCTGCAGCTAAATATGCTGAGTTCACTGCATCTCTAACCGCATGAACAAAAAGAAAATCTGGACTAAAGGACATGTCATAAAGGAATTCAAAGTATTTCCTGAGAATCGTGGTGGAAACTTTCTTGACATAGGTCTTCAACTAGGTTATATCAAATATTATGAGGATATTATTGACCCTGCTTTGCATGTAGAGATAAGTGTAGTAGATGCTTTGGGTATTATCAATAAACTACCTGTAAGAAGTGGATCAGCAGTCTTATTGAAGTATGAACACCCAAGTCAAGATGGCGAGGTCAAACTGGAATTAGTAATATCTAATATTATAGGACACACTATTGATAACAAGAAAGAGATATACACACTGGTATGTGAGACAAAGACAGCATTATCAAATGAAACTACGAGAGTAACAAAGAAATATACAGGTTCTATATCAGATACTGTCAAAGATATTGTGAAATTGATTGGTGCAGAAGTCACAGTAGATGCCACTGCCAACGATAGTGAGTTCTTTGGTAATTTTAGAAGACCTTTCAAATGTATAGCAGACTTATGTAGGAAGTCAATACCTACAACTGTAGCAAAGGGTGGTGCTAACTCTGGGTCTGCTGGATTCTTATTCTTTGAAACACTTGATGGTTATCAATTCAAGAGCATTGATGCCCTGTTTGCAGGTAAACCACAGAAAGATTCTTATAAAATGACACCATATAAGCAGGGTCTTTCTGGTGATAATAATTTCATGTTAGCGAGTGAACCAAATTTCAAAGAGAGTCATGATATTATAAAGAAAATGAGGGCAGGGTCTTATAGCACAGCAAACTGGTATTACGATATTATAACTCGCAAGGTTCACTTCCATAACTTCAAGTATAATAGCAGTGTAGAGAAAGCAAATGAAGAGGATGTGACACCTAAGGATTACAGAGACTTTTACTCTAGAATTATTTTAGGTACAATTGATCAAGGAACCACTACTACACCTGCAGAAGGTGCAGAATTAGCAACTCCTCAAGATCAAGCAAGGACACAAGCACAAGCATCGGCAAGATACTCTGCTCTATTCTCACAAATGCTTGATATTACAGTTCCTATGAATCTCTCACTTAGGGCAGGTATGATGCTCAAGATCGATTTTCCCAACATAAATACTGATAGGAGTCTCGCTAAGAACTCACCTGAAAGTGGTAACTACATGATTGCCAGATTATCGCATGAGTTGGGAAACCCTGATGGTGACTTTACTGGACTCACTCTCGTAAGAGATTCATTTACCATACACGAGTAACATGAAAACTATCGAAGAACACATCGCAAAGGATAAAGAAATCCTTGCAGACCCATCTACTTCAGCACCAATGAAGAGACATCTGGTCGAAGAGTTACATGAACTTGAGGTTTATGAAGAGCATCATCACGATGAGATTGAAGCAGGTGATCATCACGATCCTAATGTTTTAGAATTATTTTGTGAGATGCACCCTGATGAACCTGAGTGCTTAGTATACGATGACTAATGCTTGAGACTAGACACTCGAATATAGAATTCCTTGGCAAGGATGGTTTCAAGTGGTTCATAGCACAGGTTGCACCTGATAAGGTATGGAGAACTGAAAACAATCAGAACTTTGACAATGGATTCAGGGCAAAGATAAGAATTCTTGGATACCATCCTGGTGAAAGTGAGAAAGAGGGTGGTATCTCTGATGAAAATTTGCCATGGGCACATTTTCTAGTGTCACCTCAATTTGGTGCAGGTAATAATAATACAGGAACAGGTTTTGCCCTACAAGGTGGGGAGATGGTTATTGGTTTCTTTCTTGATGGTGAGGATGGTCAGCAACCTGTTGTCATAGGAGCATTCTATGCAAACTATAATATACAGGACATTGTAGATTATAAGAAAGCACTAGCAGACGGTACAACTGGATTTGGTGCACTGTCATTCGATCACTTATTGAAAAATGCTGATGGTAAATCTATCAGTTTTGATGAGAAACCGAAGACATCTGGTGTAGTCATAGACAGTAACGGATTTATTAGAGATAAGGACAATAATAAAAAGAAAACAAAACTGAAAATACTTGACAACGAGCAAGTCAAGGTCAAAATTCCATCAGGTGCATGTGAAGATGCTAAAGAGAAACAGTCAAACATATCAAAGTCGCTACAAAAATTCTTTGATAAGATAAACAAACTTGAAAAATTTTCTGATGGGTACATAGACCCTGCACTAGGTAAAATTATAAACATAGACATTCAAATTGACAAGGCAGCGAAAGAAATATCAGGTGCAATGGCAGGTATCGTACGAGGTGTGAGGTATAAAGCATTCCAAGAGATCAATGATAAGATAGATGAGGCAGTTGACTTTCTCAAACCAGATTTTCTAGAGAAACAAATAAAAGCAAAAAAATTGAAAGATGGTTTCTATTGTGCAATGGAGAATGTTCTCAATGGTCTCACAAATTTTGTCAAGAAGTTTCTCAAAGGTCTGTTGGGTAACATATTGAATGTTCCTTTGTGTGCAGCAGAACAGTTCCTAGGTGGTTTGATGGCAGGTCTCAATAATATGATACAGACTGCAATAGGTCCTATCATATCTGGATTGAGTGCTTTCACTGGCAAGGCAATGCCAAGTTTCCAAAGTTTGATGACTGGTGCAATGAGTAGAGTAAATGCAGCACAAAAATTATTTGAGTGTACAGGTGGCAATTGTCCTGAGTCATTTGATTTTGTCATCAATGGCGGTCCTGACATGAAAAATGTTATGAAAGTGAATAATATATTAGATAAGTTTCATACCCTCAGTGGCAGTGGTTTACCTAATCTATTAGACGATATTGTAGGATTATCATTCCCTAATGTAGCATCTATAGGTGATGCGGTTGGTTCTGCTAGTGGTGGGTCTCCATTAGCAGGTTTGGTTGGTGGTTGTAATGTATCAAGTAAAGACTGCTCACCCCCTAGAGTTGTAATATTTGGTGGTGGTGGATTTGGTGCAGCAGCAGATGCTGTAGTAAATGAGATAGGAGAGGTGATTGGTGTAAACATGTCAGATATTGGTATGGATTACGAAGAAGCACCTTTTGTATCGATAGTTGACGAGTGTGAC